CATTTTTGCGTTGAGGATCTTGGCGGAACTATCGGTTGGTACTGCGTAGAGAATAGTATTGGGTTGAAACGTTGTATAAGATTTTCCGTCTATTTTCTCTGTCTTCAAATCTTCTTTTGTGAATAACATATCACCCTGTAGAACATCGGTGATACCTAACTTTGGTAGATACTTGAGAGCAACTTTGAGTTTATCATTCAGACCAGCGGAAGAGTGATTAGCATCGATGTCAGCATTCGTGTAGTTGACTTTGGGACTCACGTTGAACACACCTTTAGTTCCTACAAAGAACTTATCGTTTTCGGGATTGATACCAGCAAAAATAGCGGGTGCGCCATCCCACTTGACGGTCACATTGACACTACTCTTTGAGTTACCAGCAAGCATATCTCTCAATGACTGAAGGAAGTTGATTGCTGCTCGTGTTCCTTCCACACCATTGTTCAACACCTCATCCTCTAGATGTTCAAGGTGAAGGTTCTTTCCTTCTTTCGCCTCAGCGAGATATTGTTTGAATCGTAACATTGTTTTCTAGAAAAATGTATTTTTGAATTGATCCCAAGTTTTTACTGCAGTACCTTCAATTATAAAAGAATAAGACTTACTCTGATTTGTTCCCATTCTACAAGCGGTATAAGTTGGTTCATTTGTTTTTTCATCAGCATCACTAAGAAGTGTTCCTTCTATAGTGTAAAACTTCCCTTGATTTGAATATTTAATTCCCATAACTGGCCAGTCAAATCCAGCTCCTTCTATTTTTGTATTTTTAGTATCTGTAAATTCTTTTGCAGTTGTTAATCTTGTTGTAGTAAATTTATCTCCATCATCAAGAGCTCCGTATACCTTAAATACTGGCAATTGTGTTTTTCCGAAATATATTTCTCTTTCCAAATTCACCATTTGTGATTTCAGTGATGTTACATCTCCCTTTTTGAATTCATAAATTGCAATGAATGCTTCTAACGCGGAAGCATTAGCATATAATTTATACATATCATTATCAGTCCAACTTTTGTTATATTGACTAGTTGCAACTTTGCCTTTTACTGATTTATTAACGAGATGATTTTTTCCTTTGAAATAATCTTCAATAGTTTTTAATTGACCGTTGACATGATTCAATAATTTTATTGCTTCTGCAGAAGTTGCATTTCTTAAATAATCATTGATTGTCTTTTCAGTTTGTGCTTTCGCCTCAGTTAAAAACTCTCCATGACTTAAATTTTTACTTTCATTAAAGATACTAGTTATCAAAGATTTTTGAAAATTGTTTGGTCTTCCACTTGGTAAATTCTTATCATATCCAGAGAGTAATGCTTTACCAAGTTCTTTTATTTTATTAAACAATCCAACAATTTTTTTATACCACTTTGTTGCAAATGACTTTATGGCAGTAAGACCTTGTGACAACTTATCCGAAAACCAACCCTCATCAAGTTGTGATATTTCATATCCATGATTGACCATATAAGAACCCACAATAGACTTCCATAATGTGGTAGAAGACTGGCCAACTTTATATAATGCCTTCACGGCTGAAGTTAATTTTCCTAATTGAGCACCATCCATAGATTTTTTCAAAGAGATTTGATAAAACTTAATTGATTTATCTGCAGTATGACAATAATAATCTTTATCGTCATACTCTATTGGTTGCTCAGCCATTGCCGTTATTACTTTATCCGATGATATATTTGCCAAAATCATATCTGCGGTGTTGTCTTTAGAATTTTCTGTGACGGTTTGATTTTTTTCCTCTGCTGTATAATACTCTTTAATACTTCCGTGTATGATATAGAAATCAGTTCCTATTTTAGTTTTAGCTTCATCGTTTATAAAATTTTGCATACCTTTAGCCAAAAGAACCATCGTTCGCCAATTGACATCTGACATATCATCAATTTTACCGACAAGTTTAGTTACTCCCCCACTATCCCAATCGTAGCTACTCTTTAAAACTCCCTTAATTATTGGATTCCACTTTTCTCTGGTTTCCGCGGTGCCGAGTTTTTTCTCATCAGCAAGAACACTATCTGCGTCTAGATATACTCCCATACAAGCAGCGGTTTCTACAGCATCAGTATTAGACCCCCATTTTATATCAGTTCCAATATCAAGTCCTTTAAAATGGCTCTGAGGGTTTTCCATCCATACAACTTTACCTAGAAGAATTCCTTCAAAATTATCATATACATCAGTATACGCTACAATTTTTTCTGAATCTCCAATTTTAGGATCGTTGTCTTCTGGTTTACCATCGGTTATTTGAAAAACGGTAGTATCGGATAATGGAATTCCAGCATCCTCAAATCCTTTTTTAATCCAACCAGGCCGTTTCTCAAATTTCTTTGAACCCCAAGTAGCATATGAACCCTTATCTTTCGTAGAAATTGTATATTCCAATAGAGATTCGATGTAATTTTCAATATCGGTGTATTCTGTAAATCGTAACATTCTTAATAACTCTAATGTTTTTTTTGTATGGTAGGTATGACAATTATAAGAGAAGATATCTCTCACAAAGTATTTATAAAACTAAGATGCTGCTGGTTTAGTGGGGTCTATCCCATTAAACCATGCTTCGGAAAATTCTACTATATTGGATGTTACAAATCCAACTGGTGGGTCATCGATTCGGAATGTGGATAGATTTCCGAAATTGTCTTCGATTATGTAATGAACTTCATCATCTTTGGTATGCATCGGAGAAGTCATGCCGATACAATGAAGGTGTACACCCATTTGTGGATGCACGTAATAACCTCCAACATACATTTTGAGAATGTATTTTTGCTTACGAAATTCGTCTAATTGAATAACGTTAGTTTCCTCGCCAGTCACTTTCCTCGCTTTCGATTTTGCGAAGGAGTTTGATCTCGTCTTTCTTACGTTGACGTTGAGCTTCTTCTCGTTTCAACTTTCTCTCAAGACTAGGCTTTTGAAAAAAAGATTTCTTTCTAACAACTTTCATTGTTCCTTCAGCCATGACTGAAGCTTTGAACCGACTTAATATACGATTGAAATTATCTTTCGGTCTTACCTTTATTGTTATCATTTTTTGTTATTCAATTTAAATTATTCATAATAAGAGTAATAGACTATTCTTTCACTCTACATATTAATTGTAACACTTTATATAGGATATGTCAAGTTCAAAATTTTGACATGAACCTAGCAATTGATTGAACGAATGGGAGTAACATTATTGCCATCAACATATTCACTCCTGTATGAACCATCGCAATCTGTTTGGTAATTCCTACGGGCATTCCATCACTTACCAACATTCCTGCTAACCAGATTGTTCCTGTAGTTCCAATGTTTGCACCAAGTACAGCTGCAATAGCTGATGGTAGAGGAAGAGCACCAGATGCAACCAATCCAATAATTGCTGTTGTGGAAAGTGAAGATGATTGCCACAAAAGAGTCATAACAATTCCACCGACAAACATCCAGTATGGATTACCAAGAAAAACCTCAAGGTGTTCCAGTTTGCCCATTGATTTCATTCCACCTGAAAACATTTTTAAGCCTAGATAAAATATGACGAGGCCCAGCAATGTCTGGAAAATTGGATTATTTATTTCCATCAAATTTCCTTTCTTGTATTTCCAATAATCGTAAAGCTGTCTATGTTTCTTTTTCATATCCAATTATATAGGAAAACGAATTATTATAAATAAAAAGAAATCAAAAAATATTTGATAGAAAGGAAACATTGACTTCGTTGATTTCACCTCATGATTTTACCAAAGTAACAACCTCCCTCAGACAATTCTTTTTAGACCGCAATTTTTTAGAAGTTCATACTCAAAACAGATTATCCATATTAGCCGCTTGTGAAGATCCGACTACCGTAGCAACCTATCGGTATTCGGGAGAAACTTGGCCTCTGCCCCAAACAGGACAGATGTGGTTGGAATATGAACTACTCAACAATCCAGAACTTCCTGGCTGTTTCTGTGTGTCTACTTCTTATAGACAAGAACAAAATCCAACTGAAGGAAGACATGAATTAATATTTCCAATGTTTGAATTTGAAGTGCCTGGCGATTTTGCAGATTTATTACAAATGGAAAATGACCTCTGTAAACATCTTGGTTTCAAAAGTGAACATAGTAGAGCTCCTTATACAGAAGACTTTCCGGGCGGTAACTATCTAAGTATGTGTGCAAAATATACTGCACCAGATAATACACTTGAATCAAAACATGAACTTGATATGTACAAAGAATATGGAGATGTATTTTTCCTTACCGAATTTCCTTATCATACCTCCCCATTTTGGAATATGAAACAAAGAGAAAAAAAAGGAATCAAGGGTGTAAGTATTGCAAATAAATGTGATGTCATTATCGGTGGTATGGAAACAATAGGTTCTGCTGAAAGAGCTTCAGATGTTGATGAAATGAGAGAACAGTTTCATACAATATCAGATGGAGAATATTCGACATTATTATATAATTTATTTGGTCAAGAAAGAGTGCTTAAAGAACTTGATGAATTTCTTTCTTATGATTTCTTCCCGCGATTCGGTGGTGGAATTGGAATTACTCGTATGATTTCTGGAATGAAAAAAGCGGGTCTATTAGAATGAAAAAATCTGATAAACCAATTCCAATTTATAATAATGGTCATGGTATCAGAGAATTAATAGAACAATTACAAAGACAATCTAGAGAATTGAAAGAAGGAAAATAGATTGATTCTGCGCTGGTGAAAATGGTAAACACGACGCACCGTTAATGCGTTGCTTCTTGTAGAAGGGAAGTTTCTTGGTTCGATTCCAAGGCGCAGAGCCAACCTTTAAAGTAAAGAACTATTTAGGGGTAACATGATCTAAAGTTTTTCGTATTTCCTCAATTGTTTTTACTGGATCTTTCGACAGGGTTACACTTCTACCAACGATTATACAATCCGCACCAAGATCCTTTGCTAGTCTAGGAGATGTTGTTCTTGATTGACCACTATTATGAGATTGGAAAGTAATGCCCGGACATATTCGTAATACGCTATCATCCTTCATATCTTTAATATCATGAGCACTACACACAATACCAGCAAACCCATATTTCCGTATTCGGGTGAGATTTCTTCTCCACATATCATGGGGCATTTCTCTAGTGATTTGAAATTGTTCTGATGCACTCCATGATGTAAGATATGTTACACCTATCAACTTTATATCTTCTGCATATTGATGAAGGTCTTTAAATACTTCTTCGTTATTGAAGGTACTGATAGTAGTCATGGTCGCACCCTTCTCAAGAACCCTTTCTACTATAGAACATACAGTAACAGGAGTATCCCAAAGTTTTAAATCTATGAAAAGTTCTCCCTCATAATTCTCAAACATAGAGGTGTGTTCAAGCAGAGTATGATTTATTTTAAATCCATCAACAAAAGGTCCGAGTAAAATTATCGACTCAAGAGCTTTATCAAACGACATATTATCTAAAGCAATTATAATTTGCATTTACAATATCTCAATTGGATTGAATGGCATTTGAAATAGTGATCTACACCATTGAGGGGGAAACCCACGAGCGAACACAACCCACCCAATAACAGTTTTATTGGAAAAATTTTCTTTTCTAAAGTCTTCCATCGAACCACCAGTTGTGAGAACATCATCAATTAATAGATATGGGTCATCGGGGTTTTGTGTAGAATGTTGATTGAGGTAAGAACCAAGAACCACTCCACCTCTTGGAATTCCTATAGCAGATTGAAATGGTCTTTTCTCATAATCCATTATCATCTCTGATAAACATTGCCACTCTTTTTTGGATACACCATCACATTCAATTTTCCAACTCAAATCTAAACCAGCATGGCTTTTGAAATCGACTTGTTGAAAAATACTCATCCAATCTTCTCCATTGAGTTGTAAAAAATAAGAGTGCTAGAATCCCCTATCTATTTGCAACAGGATTGTCTAAGCGGGCGACTAATTCCGCCGGATAGTTTCTTGGTAGATAGTCAGATCTAACCTCAACTATAGCGCAACACTCTCAAACTTTATTACTATTATATATCATAATATTATTGTAAACAAACCGTATCCTAAAAAACCACCAATGAAAAAACATACTGCCCATAATAGTAATTTATTAAAAAATTTCATTTACTCCTTAAATGTATCGGTTACCTTCTTTTTTAATTTCTTCATTCTCTACATAGGTATCATCAACATATGACTGTGCAAGTCTCCATTTAAGATATTCGTAAGCTGAAATTGGTTCAAACTTATCTGGTTGATTTGTAAAGTTTTCTATTATCACATCACGGCCAGGGTCAACAAAATATGGCATCGAATATCTTGATTGTGTCATATCAGTATTCACCACTCTATGATTAGTAGATTTGAGAATTCCGTTTGACCATCTTGAAAACATATCTGCCACGTTTAGCACT